GGTATATTAGGCACCATTCTTCTTATCCAAGTACTCGACTATACGCTTCCTCAATAATTCTTATATATTTATTACTGTTAACAACAATATTGTAAGTAATGAATAAAACTGATATCAAGCAGATTATACTTGAAGAGATTGAAGCTGCATTAGAAGAAATGAATATGTCGCCTGAGATTATGGCGGCTGACTCACGCCCTGAAGAAGACGATTTTGCCTTTGACAAAATGGATGGCGAAATGTATGACGATGCTGGAGATCCAATGGAAGAAATGGCTCGCACAGCTAATATTTTTAAATTAAGTCAAGAAGCTAGCTTAAAAGATGTACTTCAATTTATGCAACGCGTAAATGATGTTTTAAAAACATATAAATCACCAGGACAAAAACGTCCTAAAAAGCGTTTTACACCAGAAGAAATGAAAGCCCTTGCAACAGCAATGCTTAAGCCTGAAGGCTTTACTTCAAAAGACGTAATTGCTGCTACTTCATATACTAGTCCAGCACAAGCAAATAAATTCTTAGCAGCACTTGAGCAGAAAGGTTTAATTACTATAACTTCTGTTCTTAAAAAATCATTAACCCCAGATCGCGATCCTAATGCTCCCGAAACAAGAGGAAGAAAAGCAAGAGGATCTGAATTTGATGTAGCAGATGATCCAACAGGAATGGATTTTTCTGACTTTGAAGACTTAGATTTAAGTGATCCATTGGCTGAAGAAAGATTAAATGAAGCCTTAAATAAAGATTTAACAGACTTTGGAAATGATGTAGAAAAATTCCTTAAAGAAAAAGAAATTGCCGTAAAAAAAGGCAAGGGCGATCCTAAATCTTTTTATGGTCCTATTGGAGATGATCCTAAAAAAGGAGGATTAGTTTTAGGCCAAGGTGATACTTCATTATACATAATCCTTAATGGCGATAACGTAGATTTATTAAATGATGTCATTAGTAGATTTAATTTAAAAACATTAACTAAAAAAGAAAATGAAGGAGATCTTTACATACAAGATAAACCCCAAATAAGAGGAAAAGCTTTTGAAATTGAAGTAAGAAGATTTGACCCCTCAACTATAAAAGAAAACACAAACACTATGAGTGAATTAGAAAAATACATTAAAAAAGTAATCAACGAAGCTAAAAACCCATTAGCTCAAAAGATGAAAGAAATTGAAAATCAAGGACGCAAAGCAGCACTTGAAACTAAGTTAGCAGCTATCCAAGAAATGATTGATGAAACTAACGATCGTTTAACTCGTATTGATGAAGATAATGAGTTTAATGAAATGATGGATAAGAAAAAAGTTAAAGAAGTTCGTAAGCAACTTAAAGAACTTGAAAAAGCCCAAACTAAACTTCAGAAAGAATATGGTAAAATGAAAAATTCAATGCCTAAAAATTATGATGAAGATGATAAAAAAGTAATGGATGAAGAAGTTCCAGTTGAAGAAGATGCTATAGATAATGTAGTTGATGAAGTTGAATTAGAAGAAGATGATCTACGATTTGAAGGTCTTAATGGAGTTCATGATTTAAAACCAATGACTACTATGAATGAATCTACACTTCGCATGCAAAAACTAGCTGGTTTAATCACTGAAGGTGATATCAAAAAAAAACTAAGCTTAAATGAAAAGTATGAAAATAACGAAGATTTAGTCTCAACTGATGAAGTTTTAAAAGTTTTAAAACCAGTTGTTGTTAAACTTGGTAATACCCCACTTGGGCAAGTACTCCAATATTTTATGGGTAATTTAAAATCCCCAGAAACTAGCGTAAAAGATGGATATGACAATGGTGGATCTCGACTACAATCAATGTTAACTAAATTAAAAGATGAAGATTATGAAGCATCTCAACAATTTCATAGAGAAATTAAGGCCGCATTTGATGTTGCAGCTGATATAAAAAAGTAATAAAACAACAATATTAAAATTAAGGGGACCAATAGGTCCCCTTTTTTATTAGTATGTATATACGATGGCAGATATAAAATCAATCATTAAACAAGAGTTTGTCAAATCAGCAAGCGATCCTGTTTATTTTATGAAAAAATATTGTTGGATTCAACACCCAACTCGAGGTAGAACACAATTTAATCTTTACCCATTTCAAGAAAAATTATTAACTCTATTAAATAAACACGATAAGTCAGTTATTTTAAAGTCAAGACAGCTTGGCATCTCGACCCTTTCAGCAGGTATAGCTTTACACATGATGTTATTTCAAAAGGATAAAAACATCCTTGTAATCGCAACAAAACAAGAAACTGCTAAAAATCTAGTAACTAAGGTACGATTTATGTATGATCAACTACCAAGTTGGTTAAAATTACCCTCAGTTGAAAACAATAGATTATCTATACGACTTAAAAATGGCTCACAAATTAAAGCAGTTTCAGCAGCAGGTGATGCTGGTAGATCAGAAGCCATTTCTTTACTGATTATTGATGAGGCTGCCTTTATTGAAGAAAATCGAATTGAAGACATTTGGGGCTCTGCTCAACAAACCTTAGCCACTGGTGGTAGAGCTATTATATTATCTACTCCTAATGGAACAGGTAACTGGTATCACAGGCAGTGGGTTAGAGCACAAAGTGGAGACAGTGGATTTACTCCAGTTAGATTACCTTGGACAGTACATCCAGAAAGAAACCAAGAATGGAGAGACCAACAAGATGATGAATTGGGTGAAAGAATGGCGGCACAAGAGTGTGATTGTGATTTTACTACCTCTGGTGATACAGTATTTCCCCCTGAAGTTTTAAATTATATAGAAAAAACAACCCTTAAAGAACCACTTGAAAAAAGAGGAGTAGGCCAAAATTTATGGGTATGGGAGTATCCTGATTACTCAAGACAATACATGGTTGTAGCCGACGTAGCTAGAGGAGACTCAAAAGACTACTCAGCATTTCATATTATAGATGTTGAAAGTTGCACTCAAGTAGCAGAATTTAAAGACCAAGTCCCTACTAAAGATTTTGGAAGAGTATTATTTAATGTAGCAACAGAGTATAATAAAGCTCTACTTGTAATTGAGAATGCAAATATAGGATGGGCGTCAATTCAAGAAGTAATTGATATGGGTTATGAAAATTTATATTATAGTCCTAAAGATGAAAAATTTACTAGAGACGCTGAATCATATATAGCTAAAGGATATGATTTAATTGATAAATCAAAAATGGTAGCCGGATTTACTATGTCACTTAGAACTCGACCTCTAACTATCGCTAAATTAGACGCATATATTAAAGAAAATGGCATACTAATTCAGTCAAAACGTACATTAGATGAACTGCGTACTTTCGTGTGGAAAAATGGCAGACCAGAAGCCCAAACGGGTTATAATGACGATTTAATAATGTCGCTAGCAACCGCGTGTTACGTGCGAGATACGGCGCTTAAATTCAAACAACATGGAGTGGACTTAACAAGAGCTATGCTGGGTAATACAACAAAATCTTCATATAATCCTGTATTTTCACATAAAGGAAATAATGATCCTCACCAATCATATAAAATGAATGTAGGAGGAAAAGATGAAGACATTTCTTGGCTTCTAGGTTAGATATTTATACATAACACAAAACCACTAATATGGCAGATACAAGCTTATTTACACGATTAAGAAGATTATTTTCAACAGATGTTGTTATACGAAACGTTGGAGGTAATCAACTTAAAATTATGGATGCTGACCGTATCCAAAAATATGGTAATTTAGAATCAAATTCTCTTTACGATAGATTTACTAGATTACATAGACCTGTAGGATCATCACTTCAATATAATCCAACACTCAATTACTCATCTATGCGCCTCCAGCTCTACAGCGATTATGAGGCTATGGACTATGATTCATTAATTTCACCTGCTCTAGATATTATATCTGAGGAAGCGACTCTTAAAAATGAATATGGAGATGTTTTAACTATTAAATCATCTAATGAAAATGTAAAAAGAGTATTACATAATTTATTTTATGATGTATTGAATATTGAATTCAATCTACCATCTTGGGTTCGCCAAATGTGTAAGTATGGTGATTTTTATCTGCACTTACAAATCTCAGAAAAATTTGGTGTTTATAATGTTTTACCCCTATCGGTTTATCAAGTAGTAAGAGAAGAAGGAACTGATCCCGAAAATCCTAGTTACGTCCAGTTCGTATTAGACCCTAATGGTTTATCACAAAGTAATACTTATAGTGCTCGTAGAAGCGATCAAATGAAACTTGAAAATTATGAAGTAGCACATTTTAGACTTCTATCTGATGCTTCATATCTCCCATATGGTAGATCATATCTTGAACCTGCTCGTAAGGTATTTAAGCAACTTATACTAATGGAGGATGCAATGCTTATTCACAGAATTATGCGTGCACCTGAAAAAAGGGTTTTCTATATGAATGTAGGTGGAATTCCTCCTAATGAAATTGATTCATATATGGAAAAAACAGTTACTAAAATGAAAAAAACCCCATACATTGATCAAGCTACTGGGGATTATAATTTAAAATTTAACATTCAAAACATGACTGAGGATTTTTATATCCCAGTTAGAGGTAATGATACATCTACTAAAATTGATACTACAAAAGGACTTGATTATGACGGTATAACTGATATTGAATACCTAAAAAATAGAATGTTAGCAGCTCTTAAGATACCTAAAGCATTCTTAGGATATGATGAAAATCTAGAAGGTAAATCAACTATTGCTGCTCTAGATATTCGTTTTGCTCGTACAATTGAACGTCTACAAAGAACAATAGTATCTGAATTACAAAAAATAGCTTTAGTACATTTATATACTCAAGGCTTTACTGATGCTGATTTAGTTGACTTTGAATTACAACTAACAGGCCCCTCAATTATATTTGAACAAGAAAAAACTGAATTATACAAATCAAAAGTTGATTTAGCTAACTCTATTACAGATAAAAAAATCCTATCATCAGACTTTATTTATAAAAATATATTTAATCTTTCAGATGCCGAAATGGAGTATGAAAGAAATAGAGCTCTTGATGACGCTGCTCATATTTTCCGTACTAACCAAATAGAAAATGAAGGCAATGATCCTGTTGAGTCTGGTGAATCGTATGGAACCCCTCATGATTTAGCAGGTATGTATGCTACTAAAAGAGATAAAACTATTAAGGATATTCCAGATGGATATGATGAGGAAGGACCAGGTAGACCACCTATTAAATTAAGTAGATATGGAACTGATCAAGCTAATACCGGTAGAGATCCTTTAGGCAAAGCTGGCCTAACAGCTGATGATACCCCTAATAGAACTAATGATGTTTCTACATTTTCTATAAAAGAAAATTCTAGATTATTAAAGAAACTATCATTAACTCGTCTAAAAGGTAAACATGTTTTAAATGAGGATAATAAAACCTCTATATTGGATGAAAAAAATATAATAGATGAGTAATTTTTGGGAATTTTCATATATTTATATAGGAATAAAATTATTCATTCATGAAACCTAAGCACTCCAAGTACAAAAATACGGGGATATTATTTGAATTATTGACTAGACAAATTACGTCTGAGACAATTTCAAATTCACAACCAAAGTCGGTAGGTATTTTAAGAAAATTCTTTGGTAAGAAAACTACTCTTTTAAAAGAATATCAAATTTACCATGCATTATTAAATAAAAAATTTAATAAAGATAGTAGTGCAAATGTTCTTATTGAAACTCTAATTAATGCCCACTCAAAATTAAATAAATCTCATCTTAGAAGAGAAAGATATAATTTAGTACGTGAAATTAAAGAAAATTATAATTTAGAAGAATTTTTTAAGGCAAAAATCCCTAATTATAAAATATATGCTAGCGTATTCCATTTACTTGAAGGACAGGATTCTAATCCCCTATCACTTGTAAATTCCAAAGTATCTATTTTAGAACATATTACAAATAAATCTCTTCCAAATAAACCAAAAAAAGAAATGGTTATGGAAGAATATGAAAAATTTGATAAAGAAACTAGAGCATTAACATATAAAATGTTAATGGAAAAATTTAATGATAAATATTCTGGTTTAGCTGATAATCAAAAAATGTTACTTAAAGAATATGTTTTTAATGTTTCTAATAATCCTAAGTTAAAGGCATTTATTAATAAGGAAATTAAAAATGTAAAAACACATTTAATAGAATTATCAAAAAATACAGATCAAGTTACTAAAATTAAGTTAAACGAAATTACAGGTTTAATTAAACCTTTATGTAAAAAATCTTCTGTTCATGATGATAACGTAATTAACCTTTTAAATTATTATGAGTTAATTAATGAGTTAAAAAATGTCTAATAATGAAAGTAGATGAACTAAAAGCCCTTATTAGAGAACTAATCAAAACAGAATTAGACGAAATATCTACAACAGGAACAGGAGCATCTGTTGCAGCAGGTAGTTCTGAAGCTTATGCTACCCCATATGCCTTTAAGAAAAAAAGAAAAAGATAAATTATGGCAAAAAAAATGAGCATATCGGAATATAGGGGTAAAAATAAAGTGTCACGTCCCGGGGTACATGCCAAGACCAAACACAGCAACCACAAAAGCTCTAAACACTACCAAAAATTAAATAGAGGCCAAGGACGATGAAACAATTACTTACAGAACATATTCCCTTTCAAGTAGATAAACTTTTAGTTGAGCAGTCAATTAAAGAAAATAAACCCCTAAGAGTTAGTGGCATTATTCAACGAGCTGGTGTTAAAAACCACAACGGCAGAATCTATGAGCAAGCTATTCTTGAAAGAGAAATTAAAACTC